CCGCTCCCTCTGGTGGAGATCAAAACGGGTGGGGCGGCGCGCCGGGCGCCCCCACCCACGGTGATACCTATGTGGCTACTCGCGAGACTGGAGATGCTTTCTGCGCCCGAGCTGAGAGATTTCCCGATCGAAGAGATGAGGCTTTGCGACATCTTTTTGACGCTGGCTTCATCTTTATCGAGATTGATCAGTTCGCCGAGCTTGATTTTCTGCGCCTTGGTGGTCGAAGACAGATCACGCTCAACTTTGCTGATCGCCTTCTGAATATCTAGGCGTTGCGCGGCATCGTCCGTGTTGGCGAGAGCGGAAGTGAGTTGCGAGAGTGCAGCCTTACTGGACATAGCTGCGGCATTGAGCTTGACAAGATCTCCGCGAACGTCGTCGACATGACGGCCGAGATCGGACAGTTTGTTTCCTGCCTTGTCGGCAGCGGTCTCGACGTCATGCATTCCTGCCTTGACGTCAGCCACCGCAGCCTTAGTGTCATTGTCGACACTAATCTTGATTTTGACTTCGTTACCCATCGCTTCTCACCTCCCTTTCAATCGCCAACATCTGCAACAATGACGAATCCTCCTGGTCAAGTTGACTCGGGAGGCAATGGAAACGATCGCACAGCTGGAGGGTAAACAGTGCGTCAACCGCTTCCGGCGGAAGTGCTACAACGTTTCCATCGTCATCTGTGGCACCTCCGACGTATCGCCACCTCCGGATTGCCGCTCCAAAGGGGCAGAGACGCCCCGCGTTGCCCTGAGCCACGAAACGACGATCAGGTTCTTGGCCGGCTCTTCGAGCATGCCAACCCCATCGGGGGTCAACGGAATCGGTTTCCCGTTGATCTCCAAATTCCATTCGATCAAGTGCTCCGAGAGCATACGAATCTCGGTGTCAAGATCCGCGGCAAGAAACTCACGAAGCTTCTTGATCGACATGGAGCGAAGTTTCACCTCTGCCCCATCCCATTCGGTACCCTCAAACTGAAGCGTGAAAGTTCGTGCGGTTTCGAAACCCACTGCTATCCCCATCCCCTTGTGTTGCCGTTAACTCCAGGTCGGAACCGCACCGTTGGCGAGCACGCCCGGAACGGTTGTGACGAGCGAGCCATCCTGGCCTCGGTTGAGCGCGTAGTCCGTGAACAGCATCTCCATGGACAGGGTCTGTCCGGAGACGCCGAGCGCGGTCGTGCGGGTGACCGAACTGGACGGAACAGTCTTGAACACGGCGTGGAAGCGGTTCGCCGCGTCGTTGAAGGCCGGTGCTGTCAGCGTGATACTGGCATCGGCCAGGAGGAGCTGACGCTCCATGGCACTCTTGTCGATGCCGGTGATGTCCTGCACGCCGCGCGGGGTGGCGACCTGAAGGTTACCGACATCGTTTGCGATGTCCTGCGCTGCGGCGGCGGCATCGTCAACGCTCAGCGAGAACGGAAAGCCGGGTTCTTTTGCCATTGTTTAACCTCTCTCAATCCGTTCTTTCAGCATGAGCGTATGCTCGCCGAGATCGTCTCTCCACGCTTCGATGGAGCGTTTCTGTACGGGCGTTCCCCGCGGATTTCCCCGCCAGTCACCATCGACAACGTAGAAGTTGGGCATGCGTTGCAACGGCATCCGGTGCTCTTCGAAGCACTTCTGTCCGGCGGGAAACTCGAGGGTGATGACGTCCCCCTCCTGGCCGATGACAGAATAGGCACGGCCCGCATGATCCCGGATGTACCGGGCGCGTCGCCGATCGAGATCCGTGCTCACGTCGAGCACGATCCGCCAGCCGCGCGCGTAGTTGGCACAGTCGACTTCCTGACAGGTTGCGGTACGGAAGTGCGTTCGTGCCGGTTGCGACAGGCCGAACGTCTTGTAATGCTCTGGGCCGGCTTTCGGTTGCAGCCGGAAAGGTTGCTGATTCATCACGGGTGCCCCGTTGCCTCGTATCGAATGAAGTTGACCGCGAAAACCGCATTGCTGAACGTCCCGGACGTGACCACCCGCATGAAGCGGCGAACCGTCGCGGTCGAGCTGGACGACGCTAGGCGTTGCTTACCGGCGGCGGTGGCGGCCGTGAACGCTCCGCCGCTCAGGTTCGTCCATGCGGAACCATTCGCGCTGTCCTGCAATGTCACGGTCACGCTCGTACCGGTGAATGCGAAGACGTGCAGATATGCGGCCCATCCGAAGCTGAAGCTAGTCGGAGATGATCCGAGGTCAACCGTACCGCCGTTAGCCGCAACCGTGTCAGTTTGCTTCCCGGCCGTCAGGTTGTTACCCCACGCGAGTCCGTAGCCGTTCGATTCAGCGCTTGTGTTGAAAAGCAATGAACCGTCGTTGTTACGGTTGGCGTCATAGTTGACTTGCTTACTGATCAGGGATGCCGCCGGGGCACCGAGAACCGTACTCCGAAAATAGGAGATGTACCGGTCAGTGACTGGACGGCCCTTCAGCACATCGTGCTCGCTGTTCAGCGTCCCCGCCTCAGTGGGATTCCACAGTGCGGTCAGGTCGATTCCGCCATCGTGAATCAGTCCGAGCCGCGCCACAGCACTTTTTGTGATGTCGGTGATGTCTTGTACAGTCATCGAGCCGGAGATGCGTCCCAACGATGCGATGTCTCCGGACACGTCGAATTCATCGATGTAGAGCGCGTCGCCCATGCCACCTTGCTTCGCCATCTCTACCTCGCCAAATCCGAAACGTCATTGATGATCAGGGGAATCATGATGTCGATGATGCGATACTGATCCTCACCCTGATCAGCGTATCCCGGTTCCGCACTCAAACCCTCGCCATCCGATCCGAGGAAGTCCACACACCGGATCAACCCACCGAGCGTGAAGCCAGCGGCCAGGGAGGAGAACAGGGAGAAGGCTGCCGTCACGCATTCGGGATCGACGTCATCGCTACCGACCTTATCCGTCCGGTAGATCCGGCCGAGCACTTCGAGGCGATAGCTGAGCACGTTCAATCCGGACGAACGAACGGGCTGCATCGGCCCGACAACGAAAGCGAGCACGAGGGAATCACCGTACGCGGGTGCGCTACGCGGTTCGTGACCGTTGACTGCACCGAACACGCCGAGCGAGAGCGCGTGCGTCTCAAGCGCGTCACGTATCGCCCGGTAGTCGACAGTCATGCGTTCATCCGTTTCACGTAGATGGCAACGACTTCTTCGCCGACTGCCTTAGCCTGTTCGTTCAGCTTCTGGGTGGTGTCCCTGGCTGAGTGATATCCGGGGAAGCGCGTCACGGGTGCGTTGCGGGATCCGTCACCCTCCAGCCAATGCCCGTACACAATTGCCTGATCGGTGATCTTCCATCCGGGAGCGTCGGGACGTGCCACCACCTTGAATCGGTAGAACGGCGTTTGCGTCTTGAGTCGAGCGTTGAGGGTAGTGCGCCACATGCTCGCACCGCGTGTGGCGACACGCTTCGGGATCTCGTCGCAGGCGTCGGCAACGGCCTTCTCTAGCCGGCCGTCGAAGAGCGGTCCACGCTTGTCCACGCTCATATCGCGTAATGCCTTGCTCCGCGACGGAACACGGCCCGCGCGCGCTTCTCGATCTGCGCGACTCCGCGGCCGTTGACTTGCTGCTCACTCTCACCGGATCCGGTCGTGCGCGCGTAACCCGCGTTGCGCTGCAAGAAATAGTCTTCGACGTACGCCTGCGCAAGCTCGCTGACAAGTGAAGGCGGAACCCAGCGATAGACCACTGCCGCGTCCAGGGCTGAGGCTGCGGTTGTCCCGAGTGAGCCGCGTTCTACCTGGATTCGATGCTGCCAGTAGATCGCCGTTGCCGCACTGTGTGCGGCGATCACCGTTCCGCCATCGGCCCGCTTGACCGTGAGAACGTTCCCTGCGATCTCAGTAACGCGGACACGTTCCGATTCGATGAGTAGGACTTCGTTCTCAGTGAACAGGGCGCCGCTGGAGACTGTGATGGACACGTCGGCTTTGCTGTTCGTCAGTGCGCTAGCCGTGATCGTGCTGTCAATCCAGCGAATACCGATGACCTGTAGGCGTTCTGTGCCGATGCGAAGAATCGTGCCGACCGGAGCGGGAACCGACAGCGTGATCAGCGTGTCGGTCGAGTTGATAGCGCCGGACAGTGCACCGATAGTCTGCTCGTCGTTCGTCCAGCCCCAGAGCCCAGTGACGGCGATCGCTCGCTGCGGTCCGCCTGCGAACACGGCGGAAGAGTCACGGTCGAGATCGAGATGTTCGTATGGCGGACCATCGTCGTCCGGCTCGAGGAAATAGTCGGTGATCGTCACGCCATCGGAGACAACCGTAGTGGCGGAGATCAGAGCATGTTTGTCGAAGTCGATCCGGGCAGGAGTCGAGTAAAAGCGGGATGATGGCCAGTCGAAATACCGCGTGCGCACCTCGGGGTAGAAAATGCGCTTCAGGCATCCCTCGACGCTACGCGAACCGGCCCTGCACGCCCTGTCCACTTCGGACAGTTGGTAGGTGGTCGGTTTCACAGAGAGGGCATCGACAATGGGGTCTCTGGTGATGTAAACAGGCTCGATTCCCATTGCTCCCCTCCCCTGGCCGTTATCGTTCAGCTTACCCTGTCAGGGGGTCCAGCCGTCGAAGCGGCAATGGAGCCTGCCCTGTTCGTCCCTTTGGAGCGGTTCGCCGTCATTGGGGCAGGCTACCGGCTCCGCCCGCCTCTGACGCTCCTCTTCGGCGTCACGCTTCCGCTCTTCCCGGATTGCTCCGAGCTGTTCCCAACTGATGGCTTCACCTCCGGTTCAGGCGATTGATCCGGCAGAATATCGATCAGTTCGGTTTCCGACTCGACTTCCACGGATGCGTCGGTAACACGTCCGTCCGAATGAATCTTCGCCATTTGCTTTCCCTTCGATTTGAGCCGGATCGGCGGACCGATCCGGCTCTCGTCGGACTAGCTGAGCGGCGCCTTCAGGTTCGCTGCCTTACGGGGCCAGTGCAGATCGTGCAGGATGTAGAAGATCGTTCCGAGCATTGCGTTGGCGCCGGGGTCGGCGACGTCCAGCGAGATGTATCGGTAGCCGTCACTCAGTTCAGAAGCGTCGACCGGAATGACGATGATCTGCTCTTCCTCAGCCGACGTTCCGGCACCGCCCGGGTCAGCGATGGTCGCTGCGGCCGTCTGCGCCACTCGCGTCCAGGTCTCATCGCCGTCCAGCGTGGCTTCCGCCTTCAGGTAGTAGTGATCGATGATCGCGAGGTTCGCGGTCGTCCCACCCGTCGACGCAGTGTGCTGCTTCAGCGTGAACGTCGGATCCTGCGCGGCCGTACCGGCAGCCTTGATCACAACGACACTGCACGCTTCCGACTCGCGCATGGAGCAGCGCTTACCGGTCGCACCCGCAGTCGTGAAGTCGACCGGACTCGCCCCGATCGACAGATCGAAAAGCCGTCCCAAACCTTCCATGACGAATGCTCCTACCGTAGGGGCCTCGGGGTGTCAATGCCGAGTATGGATCTCCACTGGACCGGAACGGCCAAGGGAGGAGGGCAGCGTGCACGTCACGGGGGATGGGGACCTCCACGTGCACGCTGCCCCGTCTGTTACGCCGGGGTCCGGTCGTTGCTCGCCAGCTGCACGAACGGGCTCAGCGTCGCTCCGCCGTTCTTCGGCGTGATCGCATCCTTCAGCCACGGCCTTCCGTCCACCCGCTCGATCAGCCGGTAGGAGGTGATGTCGTTGCCGAACTTGTAGTGAGGCGAGGTGGCAGCGCTCATCGCCATCCGGTCACCGATCAGGTAGTACCCGGGGTCGAAGAACGAGATATCGCCCTGGGTGTTGACGGCGTTGACCTTCTCGGAGATCACGACCGGACGGCCGAGGATCGACAGCGTCAGCCCGCCGTTCAGGTTGGCAGTCCCGCCGTCGTTGTTGAGCAGCAGCGGCCGGCCACCGGAGGTGACCGTGTACAGGTCGGGCAGCACGTCAGGCGACACGACCCAGATCGCCCGGGTGAGCGAGGAAGGCAGCATGCGCGAGAACATCGTGATGATCTGCCCCGCGGTGAACCCGGCGCCCGAGGTGACCGAGACGATCGCCGTGTTGGCCGCGTTCAGCGCACCGAGCGGCTGGCCGACGCCGTCCCCCATGAGGAAGGCGAAGTCTTCCGCGAACGCCATCGTCTCCGGGAACGCCATCGACAGGAACGCTTGCAGCGCTGCCGCGTCGTCGTCCAGTTCGTTCGGGACGTCCGAGTAGGCGGTCAGCTTCTTCGCGTCGAGCTTCACCTTGCTGAACGAGGGTGAGGAATCGGTGAGCGCTCCGCCTTCCTCCGTCCAGTACGCGACGACGCCGCCGAAGTTGCTGGAGACGTTGCTCGTGCTGTCGTTCATCGGCAGCGAGAGGGTCTTGCTGGACATCGGGATGACCCGGGCGCGCGGGCGCATCACGGCGGTTTCAAGCGCGATGGAGAGGATCTCCGCGCGCATCTCCTCCGGGATGAGGAAGCCGCCCTCCGACGGAACCGTGCTGGAGAGGGCGTTCTTCATCTTGTCGAGCTTCGCCCGCCGGGCGGGCTCGGACCGGTCCGCCCCGTGATGCACGGTCGCGAACAGGTCGGCGAGGTTTTCGAATTCGCCGTCAAGCTTTGACCCCATCGCGTTGCGGTTGTACATGACGCCCGTCTGCCGCTGATTCAGCAGATCACGCGCCGACGCCTTCCCCAGGTCGGGGCGACGGATGTCGGTCATCGTGTCCTTGGCGAAGGATGCGAGACCGGCTTGCAGCCGTTCCTCCACGATGCGCTCGATGTCGCCCTTGGCCGTGGAGTTGGATGCGCGCGCGTAGTTGGTCAGGAAGGTTTTGAAGGTGGCCGGATCGGCGTAAACCTCATCCATCACCTTCTTGGTCTGAAGCATTTCGTTCAGCTCATCGGAGCTGACCGGAATGACGGGTGCCGTCATCTCTTTTCCTCTCGTTCAGCTCAGGAGAGCTTTGCCTCGGACATGGTCATGTGCCATGCCCATGCGTCATCAGGATTGTCGAGAAGATTAGGTTCTTCCCTCTCTTCGACTTCTTCCGGTTCGGGTTCCTCGATCACCGGCGCCGGAGCTTCGGAACGCCCGGAGAAGTTGAACGCGGCCAGGGAGAGACGCGGGGGGAACGCTGCCTTGTCTTCCTCCGGCTGCTCCACCGCGGTGATCTCATCGACAAGACCGGCGGCGAGCGCTTCCTGCCCCGTGTACCACGTCTCGGCGCGCATTTTCTCGCGCCACTGCTCCACAGTTCCGTCCGCCTGCAACGCGTACATGTCGGCGATGTTATCGCTCAACTTGTTGAGCAGATCGCCCATAGCGTGCATGTCCGCCGGGTTACCCCAACACAGCCCGGACGCGTCGTGAATCATCATCGTGGCGTGACGTGCCATCCGAATGTCATCCCCGGCCATCGCGATGAACGAAGCCGCCGAAGCAGCAAGCCCGTCGATGTGTACGGTGATGTGACTCTTGCTGGCCATCAGGGCGGAGTGGATGGCAACCCCGTCGAAGACTTCCCCGCCAGGAGAGTTGATGTGAATGTTCAGCCGGGGGGCGGTGATGGAGTTCAGCTCATCGACAAAACCGGCAGCGGTCGTTCCCCAGTAGCCGATCTCATCGTAGATGTAGACCGAGGCCTCTTCCGCACTGGCGTTCTCGATCCGAAACCAATCCGCCGGGTGTTCGGAGCGCGCGACAACATCGCGCTGGACGTCCTTGATCTGGCGCAGGATCTCGACGTTGGACGCCACCAGTTCACCGGCGCGCCCCGCCATACGTGCGGCGATGGCACGGCCGGCAATCCGTGCGGTCATGTCCTTGCGTCGCATCGTCAGACCCTCGCAGGCCAGAAGCAGGCGTTGCCGACGCCACCCTGCCGGGCGTCATCCTCATTCTCGTACAGCCGCACCGACGTCTTGACCGGGCACGAGATGCCGTCCGGGAAGAGTCGAATGTTGACCATCGTGTCCGACCACACGCGGGTGATGATCGCGGGGCACGTGTCATCCCCGTTGTTCATGGTCGGCTCGATGCCCGCCATGACGATCCGGCCCTTGCTCGACTTCATCTCACTCCCCTAACCGCGACGCTTGACCACGCGCCCACGGCACGCATTCCCGAACTGAGCACCGATGCAGTCCTTGTATCCGACCCCTTCCGGGTAGTCGGCGTACGCGTCTGTCCGGTTGCGGTACAGCTTACCGTCGTTGTCGTTGCAGGGTTGGCACGTGTTGTCGTCATCTTCTTCGACCGCTTCCCATCGCTTGGCCACATCACTGACCGATCTCGCCGACACGCTTGCGCAGCAACGCCGTCAGTGTTTCCTGAGCGATACCGGGATTGTGCTGCGCGATGTCGGTCAGCATGCGCATGACGTCTGCGGGTACGGTCTCGCCCGGAATGATCTTGACGGGGGTGGGCTCTTTCTCCCTGGCCGTGAACGGAATGTCAGGCCAGCCGAGGAATGCCAGCAACTCCGATGCGTCGAAGCCGAGCGGAGTCAGTGCGGCAAGTACGTTACCCTTCGCGGTCAGCGCGGCGTTCTCCTGATCGGAGTTCTCCGGGACCGGGGACTCGTAATCCCATTCGAGACCGACTCCGGTTGAGCCGAACTGCGGAAGAATGTCGAAGTTCAGCCAATCCCGCCACCGGTCCAGCCTATCCTCGATCAGCCACTTAGCGAAGACGTATTCGCCCGCTTCGGCGTTCGCGCGATTGATGTCGTCCACCCCGCCGAGCATCGGCTTGGGGTAGCCGAATGCCTGTCGAACCTTCTCGTCGGACAACGCTGAAAGTTCCGCGAACTGCATATCTTTTTGCGAGAGTGAGGTACCGTTCCATTTCGCGCCCGCCTCAAGAATAGCGACGCGGTGCGCTTTGTTCACGCCCTTGTGTTCCGCGCTCCACTGATCACGGAGACGCTGAAAAGCACGATCGTCAAGCTCTTCGGGAACCTCGATCACGCCACCCGGTTCGGCACTGTTCTCGAAGAAACGCGCGTTCCATTCACTCGAATACTTCGACGAGTCGATGTCGCGCATGATGCCTTGCACGGGACCCATGCCGCGATACGGATCACTCGGATCCGGCATGATCAAGCCAGAGCATTCGTTCGGCTCAAGGGGCATCTTCTCGCCGTCAGGGCTTGTGTAGATGTATCCCTTCAGGAAGGTGTACGGATCAGGAATGGGCCTGATCCGATCCGGGCGTACCGGCCACAGCTCGATCGGGACGAGTGCGCTACCGATCTTCACGTGGCTGGCGATGACCCGATTCTCGCCAACAAGATCCACGTGCTGCTGCGACATCTCCATGAAGCGCCGGCGGTGCATCGCGGGATTCGGCCGCTCCCACAGATCGATGCAGGCATGCTTGTCAACCGGTGTCCGGTCTTCCTTCAAACCTGACGCAGCCTTGCGGTACAGCGTCCAGTCGGATTTGCTCGTAGCTGACGCCAGTCGCGACACGATCGGGAATAGGATGCCGGACTCGCCGTAGGCGGCGAGGATGCTCGGCGTGTCCATGCGCGAGCGCAGGAAGCCGAAGAAGTCCATCCTGGACGTACGGGTGGTGCTGAGCGGCACCGGGCTCTTGTCCTGGACAGAGCCGAGCAGGCTACGCACGTTCGCTGACCCGAGGAAGCGTGACGTGACGGACGTCGGACGTTCCCGGTAGGCAGTAAAGGCCACGCGTACGAACGTCACGGACGGAGCCAGTCGAGTCGATCACCAGATTGGCATAGCAATGCTGGCAACGGTCGTAGCTGGGGACTGCCGGTGTGGTCACGGTCTACCCCTTCCGGCTGACGGCGGTGCCTCTGGCCTGTTCAGATAGGCCAAGACGAACAGTAGCACCCCCGTGACGGCGAAGCCGATACCGACTCCGGCACGCGGCGAGATCATCGCGCCGAGGATGAACGCGGCCAGGGAGAGGCACGCCATCGACAGCAGCACAAGCACGTTCACCACGAACTCCGGTGGGGGTTTCATCCTATTCCAGTTCATATCCGTATCCCCATCCCTTACATCCCCTTGACCAGTTCAGGTCAGCCTACAGCAAAACGGCCCAGCGCTCGGCTGGGCCGTTTCACGTGAAACATGCGGCTAACAGGGTCCCGGTCCGCCGAGGTTCACGCCGTCGGTGACGCCGGTCGGCAGTGCGGCGTTCCAGTACGCCGAATTGGTCGCGAACGGCGTCAGGCTGGCGGACACTGCGCCGGGAAGATAGAGCGCGCCGCCCGCGAGGTAGCCCGCGGTTGCACTCGCCAGGGTGGGCGGGGCGCCCTCCGTGTCCGTGCACGTCACGCCGATGGCCCGGGTGGTGGCGATCTCATCGAACGTCTGCATGGTGGCTCCCTGGGTGAACGTCGGACTTGTCCAGTTGCTGGCGGGGAACCGGCCGAACTCCACGTTGTTGAACCGGTATGACCAGCTGTTGTCGCCGAGCAACCGGATCTCGAAATTCACCGTGTTGCCGATGAACGCCGACAGGTCCATCCCCCGGGTGTAGCCAGCGAGATTCGAGACGGGCATCCAGGTCGAGTCGCTGTAGCCGCCGGGTGCGCCGTTCGTCCAGCGGTAGGCGAACAGTCGCGGCACGTTGGTGGGGAACACGCCGGTGTCGTGGTTGAACCGCCCCCAGCCGATCTCGACCACGTTGCCGGCCGTGTCGTCCAGCGAGGTTTCCCAGATCGTGTGCTGGTCGTAGCCGGACAGCCACGGGTTTCCGATGTAGGCGGTGATCCGGACAGCCGTCACGCTGAGACCGGTCTGACGCGCCCCGGCGTAGTAGTAGTTCTGCGCGGCTTGGGCGGGTGAGGGTGCGATGAAAACTGCGGCGATCAGCATGCCGAGCGATGCGAGCATCGCGGCGAAACGTTTGATCATGTCTCTCCCTAGAGATTTTTGATGATGACGCGTGCCTCACCCTTGCAGGCGGGGCACTTCTTCCATTGGTGCGTCCCGGAATCGTAGACCCGTCCGGGACGCGGGGAACCGATGCAGTTGTTGCAACAACGGTATTGAGGTCCACGCATCGGAGGAACATCCGACTTCTTTGCCATCACATCCCCCTCGGGATCCGAAGCGCACTCTGCTGACCGTACCGCTCGGTACGGGTGCCGTCCGGGTTCCGGAAGACCGGACGCTTCGGCCTGGCCTGACTGTCGTCCTTTCCGTTCCCCGTTCGGGCACTATCGTCTTGCGCGTGTCGCGGAAGCAGGCTCACTCGCCTTTCTCCGTTTCCTTCTCCAGGTCTTTGATGGCCTTCTTGACCTTCTTGTCGGCCTCGGTCTCGACGGCGTGTTTCGCCTCATGCCGGGGGTTACCGCCGTGCACGGGACCGCCCTGACGGTAATCGGCTCGGTGCTTCGGCATCACTTCTTCTTCCGTTTGCTCTCGGCTCGGGCGTTCGCGCTCTTGCCGGGTGGAGGATTGTTGTCGGGATGGGACTGATCGGCGTTGCTCTGCTTCTTCTTCCCCCAGTGCTTCGGCCGATCAGTCCCGTCATTCTTTTCGGGCATCACGCGTTCCCGAGGTACGTTCCGCCCTTGCTGTGCAGAAACCGGACAGACTCCAGAGCATCGCCCCAGTTCGCTCCGCGATCTTGGGTTCGCTGAAGATCATAAAGGAAGGTTTCGGCAGTGTCGGAGACGTCCAGCAAACCTTCCTCGGAGACGAGCGAACGAACGCCACCCCGATAACTCGCGATGACGTCGGTCATCAGACCGGCACGTGTGATGATCTCGCCGACGAGACAGCCGCAGATGTCGGCACCTTTGGCGACTTTCCGATCCCCTATGATTTTCGAAACCGGGCAGCGGGGATCGCTCCTCGGAACGTACGTGCAGATTCCGTTACCGCCCGGGTTGTACACGAAGTCGGCGCCGCGTTCCGCCACGATCGCTTCCGCGTGCTCGATGGCCTGTTCCAGCTCCAGAGTCACTTGCCCTCTCCGATCTTCTTCGTGACCTCGGTCCGGGTCACGCCGTGCTTGTCGCGGGTGATGACGCTGTGCGTGTCCGTCTTGCACTTCGACGGCTTGATCTTGGACATCTTGACAGCCATGTCCACGGCGTCCTTGCTGGGCTTCGACATGCGCTCAGCCTACCGTAAGTCAGTCAGAATCGCAACTGATTACGGATGATGCTAGATGACGATCGGAAGCGCGGAGAACACTGCCGCGCCCCCGACGATCACCCAGAAACCGAGCATGACGAACTTCTCTTCCAACCATGTACGCATCATGACCATTACTGTATCAGTACTGATCCATACTGACTACAGATGACGCACACGAACTTTCGCCTTCAAGTCTTCCTCGGCGATCACGTAACGAGTCGTATCGCACGAGTGATCGTCCTGCTTCAACGGCTCATCAGGGATGGGCTTGCCGTCTGGTCCCGGTTTCCAGATGTAGCCCGGAAGCTCGCCGATCAGACCAAGCGGAAGGCCGGCCTCAGCCACTTCCTCATCCCGATCCACCAGGGAATCGGCCAGGAGGAAGATCCTGGGCATCCCATCGCCCGCGAGCTTGAACCGATGCTGCATAGCCTGAATCCCCGGGCTGACACTCTTCCTGGCCGCGCGGGTGACCATGCCCATCTCTTTGCTGAAGGTGGCCCGATCTTCCGCATCGTGATCGCACACGATGTATTCCGGACGCGGATACTTCCACGTCTTACCGTCCTGCTTCGTCACCACCCGCATGATCTGCGCGCAGTGCTCGCGTACGGTCCGCTTTGTGCGGTATATCTCGTGCTCCAGCCATAGCCGGCCGTCAGGGTCGCGTGCCCATTGCTGCCAGCAGAACGGATTTGTGTACCCGAAGTCGATTCCCCATACGCGTGCCCATTCCTGCGGTAGGCGCTTGCGGCTTGAGATGTGAATGGAGGGGTCGAAGTCCTCAAAGATCACACCTTCTGCCGCCGCCCATACTCCGCCGAACAACCGCAGCTTCCGAACACCGGTAAGGTTGTTGAGCTTCTTCAGGTAGGCCTTACCGCGTTCGGTGGGAACGTACTCGCCGTCCACCACATCGAATAGGATGGGATTGTCTGTGTGCTTGCCGTACAGCATCACGGTTTTCTTCTCATCGCATCGCAGCTTCAACCAATGCGTCGGCTGTTCTGGGTTGCAGTCGGCGATGATCTGCTGAAAGCTGAGCCTGCCGTTACGCAACCGCGTCGTGCACTTCTCCCAGTCGGTGGGAGTCAGCTCGGTCGCCTCCTGGACATAGACCACATCGAACTGTGACGACATGACCTTTGTCGGGTTGTCCATGCCCGCCAGCATGATCTTCGATCCGTTGCTGTAGCGGTACTGCGGCGGCTCATCGCGGCTTCCGCCGTAGAACTCCACGATCCCCGCGGCGAGTGCCTCGGCGGCGACGTCCTGTTTGTAGGTCTGTACTCCCGTAGCCGAGAGAGACACGAGCGTCTTGCGCACCATGAGGATCCGCGCGCCCTGCGTCCAGTGATACCCCTCGGGGAGCCGATCGTGAACGAGCGGACACGGATCGGGGCACTTGCCGTTTGCGAGCGCCATCATGTGCAGCTTGGCGATGGCACCGTAGCTCTTGCCCGTACCGGCGGGGCCTGCGATGAGAACCTCATCGTTCTTGAGTTTGATCACCTGTTGCGCTGCACCGCGTAGGTGGAAGCGTTTCGTCGCTGTAGCCATACCCGGAGGGTATCCGAACTTGAGCAACTTATTCCGTCAGTGCCGTCAAGATCGCCTCGGCGAGCAACGGAGGGATGGCGTTGCCGACCTGGAGAAACTGTTCACCCTTGGTTCCCTGAAACGGGAAGTCCGCGGGGAAGGTCTGTAGCACAGCGGCTTCTCTGATGGAGAGCTTGCGCGTACCGCCTTCATGCATCCATTCCGTCCAGTTCGCGCGCTGCGTGGCCTCACGCGCGCACGCGTTCGCCTGATTTCCATTGCGCAGCGTCCATACGCGTTCGTTGTGATCATGTCCTGCGGTCAGCGTGGGTGACGGTTGATCAATGTCGCGAACGGTCGCCCGAGACTGTCCACTGGAGCGCAACACGACACGATCGACTTTGCTCGTCACGGTGGCGAACGGTTCGCTACCGTGACGCGTCCCCCGATTGCTCGCATCACCACCCGTTCCGTAGTTACTGACCGCCTCGATACTTTCCGTCCAGTGCAACGCCTCAGCCATACTCACCCACGGCTTAACTCCATCGTCCAGGCGGTCAGGGGTACGCACGTGAAAGCGGGAATGTGTTGGAGTGGGAAGCCGGGCCACAGTGTCACGTGAGGCCACAAGGATGGCACGACGCCGTGTCTGTGGAACGCCGTACTGTTCGGCGTTCAGGATTCCCAACCTGACCGAATATCCGTGCCGAACAAGTGCAACTGCGCAGGCCTCCCATACGGGCATCACCGTAGGAACTTGCTCCCATGCGATGAATCGCGGCATCATCTCCAACGCGATACGCAACGGTTCTAGAACAAGCGCGGTTCGAGGATCGCCGAAGCCCATGAGATATTCCTGCGCAAGAAAATCTGCCCCATCCGCGTACATCTCGACACCCTTGAGAACGTGATCAAAGTCTTTCCGACCGCTTCCGTTCCCCGTTACGCTGAATGGCTGACATGGGGGCGATGCGAGAAGAGCCTCATACTCCGCAGCTTCACTACGATTGAGGCGAACCTTCGTCACATCAGAAGCGACCGTACGAAGTCCGGCAGCAAACCGAGTAAGGCGCGCGGCGGACATGATCTCCATGCCGTCGACATCCCATCCCATCCGTTCGGCAGCCACATCCCAGCCACCCGCACCCGCAAACAGGTCCAACGCCTTCACCGACACATCCCCTTTTCAGAAGAAAGCCCCGGTTCCCCGGGGCCCTTCAGTCAGTTCTCGTGAGCCTTGCGGCGTCGCTTGCTGCCGGTTACCTTGCGGATCTCCAGACTGATCTTCGGCTGATCCTTCAACTGCTCCCGTAGCTTCCGTTCCGTCTCGGCCCTCAGGAGCCTCGCGCTGACTTCTTCGCTGTCCATCATACCTGAAGTCTAGCCGAGATCAGTTCAGATCACAACTCCCTGACAGTCTCCCCGACCATCCGATACGCCTCAGTCAGGGTAGCCGGCCGTACCGGATCATCCTTCGGCCAGGGGGGCAAGTCCACGGTGAGCATCCGGTCGCCGTCCCGGACATACCACATGCCGTCCACGGCAAGTTGAATGCGCTCCCCGTACTTCGCCACGAACGCCTCAATCGCCTCGGTGCGATCGCTCTGCCAGCGTTGCCGGGCTGACAGGCCCAGAGGATCAGTCATGACCCGTACCTCGCAATCGGTCCGACCGAATTGATCGGCGCGCGCAACCGGACACCGAGCGCAGTCAGCTCCACATCGGAACCTTCGGTCGCCGCCGCCACTCCCCGCCATGGCTCGGGATTACCCCCCTGGCCGATCCGGACACGTCCGGTCAATGCGGCTTCTGCCAACTCGAGCCGGTACCTCAGGATGCCGATTTCGACACGCAGTGCGATTTCCGTCTGATCCCGATCGTGCATCTCTTCCCGAAAACGGTGATATTCCTGTTGACTTATCACGATTCTCCCATCCCCTACGTCAGATCAGACTCATCGATGCCGATCATCTCGTACTTGACACTTCCTGACACTTCCTGCTTCGTGGCCGCGTCCAGACCCATCAGCTTGCGCGTGTGATCCTCCATCTTCGCGGCGGTCTCGATCGCCCGAAGCCGGCCGGAGTAGTCACGCACCACCTTGCCCTGATCGTCGTAGGCGATGGCTCCGTCCTTACCGACGTAGACCGGTGCGGGCACCAGGTCCACGATCTCCAGGGCGCGCCGCGTCAACTCTCGGTACAGCTCGAGCGATTCCTGCCGCATAGCGTCGAGATCGTGCTTCGGGATCCCGGCACGGATCTCGGCGATGATCTGACTCACGCTCGTCTGACTGATCCCGAACTCTTCGGCGATCTCCTCCTGGGTGCGGCGGTAGATCGTGTACTGCCTCCAGATCGCCCCGTTGCGGCCGTCGAGCCGGGTAACCTGGGGCGCACCGCCGTCACGGTCCCTGCGGCTGTCGGCGTACCGCTGCGGATCGAACGGCCCGAACTCTTCCATGATCAACTCCGAGCGTTTCGTAACAGGACTTTTATGGACATATCTACCAGTTAAAGCACTTTAGAACATGAGGCTTCAGGCGTGTTCTTTCGCCTTCTTCGGCTTCCGCCACGGCTGCTCCCCATCGTCCCACGTGTGCTCGCACAACCGGCAGACCGACATATCACCGACCTTCGCGACGTCAGCATGCCGTCCGGCGTCGCAGGCCAGTCTCTGCTTCTTCCGCGCGTCGGCCTCGGCGTGCCGAGCCACGATCTCCTCGTACCATTCGGGTCCGACGTTGCCGCCGCGGGCAAGCCAGTCCTTCAGTTCGGTCACGCCGCATTCGCCGAACGGTTTCAGGTCGGGACCGAACAGCCAGACCGTTTTCCATGCCCACGTTCCCCCGGTCACCGGTTTGACATAGACGGCGACGGCATGATTCGGCCCGTTGCCGCTGAGGCGAACCGCGATGAGGTGCGACAGGGCTGTCGGTTTTCCGGTTGTCGAGTGTGACGGCCGCCCCCGTGAGTAGCGGATCCGGACGTCCGTCCATCCCGCATCGCGCGCGAACCCGATCAGGTCTGTCACGGATACCGGTGCGGGAAGGTCGGCGAACCGTAGCCGGCCGTCAGGATCGCGTATCCACTGTCCGACAGACTCGGGTCCCGGGTAGGGGTCATGGACGGGCTCGCGTTCGGGAGCCCGTCCGAGGGGATAGCCGACCACAGGGCCGTACGATCCCTTGTAGACACCTCCGGCTCCGTGTCGTGCCCGGATGCATTCCCCGCATCTGGCTTCCCGTACGCGTTCCGCAACGGCCAGGGTGGGGGCGGAACAGTTCACGCATGACGTGCTCAGGAGGTGGCTGTTGGCGATCTTCTCGGCACGTTCCCGATTCTCCTGTTCGGCTTCCCGGATCAGGTCGGCTTCCTCGTTACCGTTCATTTTCGGCCTCCCACACTTCGATGAAGGTGGTCGGGATGTTGTCCGGAGCCCAGCGCTTCTTCGGATTGAGCCATGTCGCTATCTGCGAGTCATCGTTGATCAGGCGGGCATCCTTGAGGGCGTCACCCACGTTGCGGCACATCTTGTCCAGGTCGCCGATGTCATGCGTGGTCGGGAATGGGGCGGCTTCGTGCGACGGCCAGTACTTGTCGGTGAGTTTTCCGGCGCTGACCACTCGGCTTTTGGCGATGAAGAAGCTCGCCCGGACGTCCACCGCACCCCATTGCGTCGGGATTATCGGCTCATCGATCTCGATTCCGAGCGTGCACATCTCTTTCACGCAGGCTTCTTTGACCCGGTTGCGGTACTTCTTCGAATCGGCCACCTGTTCGCGGTAGACGATCGTGTGCTTCCGGTCCCTGAGGCAGCGGCCGTTGAGCGAGCCCTTGGGCCGGGGCTGCACGCCTGGCACCTCGAACGCGATGATGATCATAAGGGTATCCTAACTAAGCCGCAGCCGAAGGGGATGATCAACTTACCCTGGTCCTAACACCCTGAAGCCATTCCAGGCCCTTGGCGGTCGCGGGCGTACGCCAGACGGAGCCCCTGAGTGTCATCCCGAGACCCTCGGGGTCAAGGCACTCGCCGCCAATTCGATGCCTGTCGAATCCACCGACTCCACCGAACGTGCGATGACAAGCGGAGCAGTGCGCCTGCGCTGGCGTCACTGCTCCGCATCCGTTACGACAGGCCATCAGCCGAACAGGTCTTCCAGCTGGGCGTTCTGCAGCCGCTCCGCGAGGATGCTGCCCTTGCGGGTGAGCCCGCCGCTCTCGCCGATCAGCCCCGCCTCGAGCATCTGCCGCATCTCCGGTCCGATCACGTTCGTCTGCGTGCCCTGGTGGTAGCCGCCGGTCGCCTTCAGGATCTCTTCGTTCGTCCGCATGACCTGAACATACACCTAGTCAAGTGCGGAAAGCAACTGATCCTCCCTGAGCGTGGTACGGAACGATCCGGAAGAATCGAGAAGATCGAGATCGACCGCCCAGTAGTCACCCGACTTGCGCACCAGGTGTCCGGTTCGTTCCGTACCCAACCGGGGCGACCTCCAGCGGAACGCCTTGCCGGGAGCCCAGTAGAACGGGTAGACGCCCTGAGAGCCGTTCTGCGCCCCAAGGGTGCCCGTACCCCTCACCGGGGCCGGGGCCTGTTCGTCCGTCTGTGGCGCGCTCAGGGGGCGGGATGAGGCCTCTCGCGTCAGTCGGTCGATCTCCGCCTGCACCTTCCGCCGCTCATCGATCGCCGCATGCATCACGGACCGGGCCGCGAGGAACGCCTCCTGAACGGCGTTCTCGATCAGGCGAACCTCGGTCAGCCTCGCCTGAAGCCTGCCGATCTCCGCCAGCACGTCGAGGAACCGGCCAGGGGAGCGGGCGGGATCCTCGGCGAGAGCCTCGGCGTGCAACTCATCCATCAGTTGACGGGTCTGCTCGGCCAGGGAGATGCGCAGGCTCTCGGACTGAGAGGGGGTCCCTGAAGGATCCATCGGTTGATCTTGAAAGTTGGTCATGGGGCAAGCCTCTCATGAATCAGTTCGGATCGCAACTGGGACGGTAAGACTCCATCGGTTGTCCACCCCCTCCGGGCCTCTAGAGTCGGCCCCGGGGGAGGACAAGGGGTAGGACGATGATCTTGGAAGGGGTAGGACAAGGGTAGGACGGGGGTAAGACACCCTGCTCAGAGGGTAGGACAATCGGCGGACAGGTAGGAATTGACAGGGTAGGACAGGGGGTAGGACAAGGGT